TATCTGTCATTTTTTTAACCCTTTCTTAACAATCTTCCTCAATTCTTTTTTTACAGAGTTTTTGTGCTTGTCGAAAGCCGGTTGCATAAAAGGCCTAGCCTCCATATTTACAGTTCCGTTCTCCAAGTCTTTCGCATAATCAACCTCTGCCCCAACTGTGGCTACCATTTTGCTCTTTTTTGCCTCTTCCACAAAAACACTTTTTATCAAATCATTAAGGTTCGTATTAGGGGGCTCTCCCGGCTTGGAAGCAGTATGGTTACCATATACCTTCCCTTGTGATGGTGTACTAAGGCTATCCTTGATAGTTGCATCTATTTTTAGGGCTCCGTCGTTTAGACTGTCTACGGCTGCCTGTTTTACCATACTCGGAAGACGTTTCAGCTTCTTTTCAAGCTCTCCAATCCCTCTGACGTTTTTGTTAACCATTAGTCTCTTTTAATCAACCATAATTTCTTGATAATCTGTACCTTCGTATTTCAAAGTTTTGTCCAGATTGCGAATTGCTAGTATTTTATGATAACGGTTTTTGTAGGCTATTCTCTTTTTTGCAGTTGACAAAGTGTTAGCCAATGATGCCTGATACTTGATAATGATCTTGCCACTTACACTACTCTCCAACTGCTGGTATTGGAAAATCTCCTTTCCGCTCGCTGGCATCATAACAGCCCAAACGGTAGATTCGTTTTCCCATGTAGCGGTTAGGCCTCCTATATCATCAACCACCTCAGTAGGCGATTGAATAGTGATTTTGTTTTTAGCCAGCGCTCTAAAATTAATCCCTTGATTCTTATTGCAACAAATAGCCATTACAACCCCCTTGAATAGATTCTATAAGGTTGCAAAACACCTTCTGCTTCTGGCGATAATTTATTTGTGCAGCATTGAGCCTCGTAATAATGAGCGATTTGAAATATTATTCCTTGTTTAATCGCTTCTGGAACGTCTGATGCATTGTCTCCGTAACCAGCTACATACTCAATATCAATTGCATAATGCTTTCTTAACTCTGTCGGCAAGTTGCTATTATCGTTAACAATTAGCATTTCGTTGCTCAATAAATAGTTGCTTGAATCGTAAACTGTCGGAGTGTTGTTTTTGTCGTGTGTCGTTAAACTGGTAATACTTTGAATTGGTGGATAAGGAAGCCTAATATCTTTTCCTTCAAAATAATCAAAGCTTAATATTTTTGTTTGCGTTAATAAAGAGCGGTTTAAGAAGTTCTCACAGACAATTCTGGCTGGGGTTATGAAGCTGCTTAGCAAGGTGTCTTCATCGAAGCCGTCGATTTTTAGATAAGTCTTTGCTTCTGCAACGGTCACAGGTTCCGTTACAGGCTTTACGCTTGTCCTTATCTGCTTTTTGTTTATTATCATAACTTGCCAGCATTTTATTCTCTGTACCTTTAATCATACCACCGCACTGGGAAACCAGCCCTCTTCGTTCAACTCTTGATAGGTTTTTTCATAAACAAATATTTCAACCGGAAGCAAATCAATCATTTTCACTCTGTCACTAGCCAGAATTAATTGCGCTTTTTCCTCCAATTCAACTGGGTTCGTGTAAACCTTGGAAAACTCTTCAACCAACTCCCCTGCCAGTATTTCGCTTTTAGTGAACTCGTTTACTGGCAATTCATCTCCATTGATCCCAATGTAATATTCTTCCGTCTCAGGGTGTTTTGTCCAAGCGAAAACGTATCGAGTTGTTTCAGCACCTGCAATTCTCTCTGGCCTTGAAATTCTGTAAGCCAGTCTAGACCACTCTTGAGCCTGAGCCTCTGTAAAATTCGTAAAATACCTTAATTTTTTACTCATCCTTTATCCTCCTCTTTCGCATTATTTCCCTCATCTTTTCCCTTCTGTAAATCTTTTTCTCCTCGTCCGTCTGTTTAATATGATTCCTCCACCTCTTAGCTGCTCCAATTTTGCCAATAGTTGAGAAATATTTCTTAATTATTTCATTATCGCTCATAATTACCAGTTTAAATATTTACAGAATGATTGTGTTTATTTATTAATACATAGTCAACTCAAGTTGAGATTTTCCATTAGAGGTAAATTTGCCTCTGATTAAACGATCACTTGTGTCCACTAAAATAGTATATGTCCTTGTGAAAACACAATTCTCACTCAACCCTTTCTCCCAATTTTTACCTTCGTCAAAACTAAATTCTAGTTCAAGCTTCCCTTTCCCTCCTGTAATCTCAACTTCCACTACAAGAAGTCCTCCAGCATGTTTGTGGGCTGGTGTATAACCACTAGATTTTAATTTAAATGTAGACATTTTTTATTCCTTTACTCCCAATTTAAGTATTTACCGAATGATTGTGTTCTGATCAAGTCATAACCTTGATAGTCATCGAAAATAAAATCAAGACAGCTCTCGACGCTTCGAAAATCACACTGAGAATCACTTAACGCTCTTTTGTTGAGCATTTCTCTCGCTTCCTCTTTAATTTCTGAAAAACTTTCAAATTTCTTTTTTGTAATTGAACCGTAGTGGTTTTTTGCGCTGATTAAGAAGTAAGTTTGATTTGTCATTTTTGTTTTCCTTTTGTTTTGTTTTGTTTATTGAAAGTCTTTAATTAACTTTCATGTTTAAATTATACACTAACCGGCCATAAATATAACAGTAGTTTTATAAATTATTTTTTATTTAGTTAAATTGAGCACCTCTGTTAATAAGCTAACTGTCTTTCCTTTAAAACTGAATCTAAGAGTTCTTTTGAGACTGTTTTATTATTGTTTAAAATACACATTTTGATTGCATCGGTGCAAGCTTGTGAAAGTTCTGCATGGCTAAGATTGGCATATTTTGCTAAAAGCTCTTTTATATTGAGTGTTGAACTTTTGTAGAAACCTAGTGTAGCTGTGATTAGTTGAACCGACTCTTCAAGAGATGGCAACTTATAAGCCAGAGTGTCATCAAAGCGTCTAAATAAAGCTGCGTCAAGAGATTTTAAATTGTTTGTTGCAGCAACGATTAGGCTTGTGGAAAAATCTTGTTCAATAAATTGTAAGAATGAATTAAGAACTCTCTTCATTTCACCCACATCATTTTCTGTAGATCTGTCTGAGCCTATTGCATCGAACTCATCAAAAAGATAAACCCCTTTGTTGTTTTTAATTACTTCAAAAATTTCCCTTAATTTTGAACTGGTTTCACCCATATGTTTTGTAATTAGCTTATCAACTTGTATTGTGAACAAAGGAAGCTTTAAAGTGTTGGACAATACTCCTGCTGTCATTGTTTTCCCAGTTCCAGACTCTCCGGCTAGTAAGATTTTTCTTCTATTTTGAAAGCCATGTGATCTTAATTTATCTTGCTGTTTGTATTCTTCAAATATTCTTTTTAATCTTTCTTTTAAGTCATCTCTAAGAATTAAATCCTCAAGCCTATATTCTGACTTTGACAAGCTTACAAGATCAGAAATATCTTGTTTAAATGGAATTACTTTTATAGATGATTTAGCATTATCAACTATTTCTCTAATTTCATGAGCTAAAGTGGTATGTCCTTGTCTAGCTTCATGAGCTGCAACTTGAAGGGCAACTGTTAACAATCGCTCTCTATCACCAGAAAAACTTGATTTTATTAAAGCCTTAAGTTGCTCAGCTGTTGCCATGTTGATTTTTTATTTAAGCAAAAAAAAGAGGGGATTTAACCCCTCCTGAATTTAAGCAACTGGTGCATTATTAGGGTGTCCTAGTAAGGCAATTGCTCCTAGAGTGCCTCCAGATGAGGTATTAGCAGATACAAGAGATGCCTCAATATACCTCTTGTTGCTTGTCACTCCAATTTTAGAAACCCCGTTGGAGGTAGACAAAGCCGCCGACGCTTCTTGTCCGGTGCCAGAAGGCAACAAACGAAGATCAGAAACCTCGCTTGCATCTGACAAGCCAGAATCATCACCCTCTCTGATCAAAGGAGTGTAATCCCCATCTGTTAATGTGCCCGCCTGAAAGACAAAAGTAACACTTTCGTACCCTTGCGTGTCAATAATGTCCCCTGCTGTTGTTGTGTCGGTTGTAATGGCTTGAATGTCAATAGCATTCAATACCTTGATATTACTTTCACCGTCTAATTTTGCCATGTTTATAATCTCCTTTTAATAATTTAATTAGCTTGCATTTACGTCCATGTATTTAAAGCTATCAAAGTTAGTAGCTCCACCGCCATATCTTTTAGTAATTTTGTAAATAACTTGCCCATCACCTGAATAAATATCTCTTAAAATAGTTATTCCGGGATTGTTCAACACGGTGTAAGTCCTTGCAACATCACCGAAGCCAATAATAATATTATTTTGAGTTCCGTTTGCGTCCATGTCTTCACAGTACTCAATTGGTCTACCCATAATAGCCAAAGTAGGCACTTGGTTTCTGTCGC